GGCGCTCATTAGCTCTACATATCCACCATTACCGTAATCGTCTTCTTTAACTACTTTACCGCCTTTACTTTTAGGACGACGGCCTTCACTAAGAGTTACTTTTTTCATACCGTTATCTTTATCTACGGCATTCTTTTCTTCTGCTGGTTTCATTACGTCTTTTCTCTTCTTTTGAACTCTAGTAGGTTCGTCGGCTAATATATTAAGGTAGTAAAGAGGATTTTTTTCTAAATTAGCTATTACTTTATCTTTAGCCTTTTCGTAATCTTTTTCAGTAAAGTCTCTATGAATAGTATTGAATCCTTTTTTCTCCAATTCATAATCAACCCCTCTTTCAACAGCTTCAATAGAAAACATATCCTCAGTATTAGAAGTATACTCGTGATCAGAGATTTTTTCTTCTTGGTATTTCTCTAAATTCTCGAATACCATTCCTCTATTTTTCAATATAGCAACAGTGTCCTCAAAGCCGTTATACTGAGTAATGAGGTTAGGGAGAGCTAATCGTGCATCTCTAACAAATTGTTTTTTATCGAAGTTTCCTTCAAGTACTGCGTTATATTTTTCTGTAAGTGTTCTCATTGTAAGTAATCAAATAGTTTAGTAAATGATGGACGTTTAGGTCTCTCAGCTTTTTTGTATCCTAATTTTTTTGCGTATTTCGTTGCTTGATTATCTTTTTTAGTTTTAGAAAAAGCTTTTGGAGTAGCGTACTGCGCTCCAGTACCAGGAGTAAAAGAAGCACCAGTACCTGTTGTAGATATTTCATCAAGTACTTCTTGAACCAGTCTTAGTATTTCGCTTTTTTTCATACTTCTTGAACTTGTTTTATAAGTTCATAATATTGCATAAGAAGAGCCAATGTATCGTCATTAACTGATTCTTTATTGGATAGAAGGTAGATATTATCTGCTACTTCCTCTAATTTTATTTTAACTATTTTATCATCTACACTGTTGATTAAAGTAGTTAATTTAGTACCTACTCTAGTAAGTTCTTCGTTTACGAAATCACGTAACTTTGAAGTAGAGTCAACAGAAGTTATAAATTGTTTTAAGATATTCTTTTGTTCAGGAAGTAGATCATTATACTTCTTATTAAATTTCTCTAGTAAAATCTTATAAGTTAAAAGTTTTAAATCTTTTTCGTAAGAACCATATTCCTCTATCAGAGACTGTCTGACTTCTTTTTTAGTATGTAGTTCATTAGTAAGATGTTCTAAGATAGTTGTTTTATTATCAACTAGAATTTGAGGATCAATAAGATTAGAATTATTTTGAGCTTCTAATAGGCAATAAAGAGCTGCTAAAGCCTTATAATCTCTTATTTTAGCAGAAAAGAAATGACCTACGTCGTAGTTGTTTTTTATCTCCGATATAAGTTCGTACTTCTGTTTTTTAAGAGATGCTTGATCTAATTTACGAGATATTTCAGTAATAGTAGAAAGCACGGTTTCAGCTTTTTCTCTACCAATACCTTTATTCTTAGTAATATATTCGTATAATTTATACTCCTTGGAAAGAAAGCTATTGCCAGAATAAAATTTCTTTAAAATTTTAATTGCCGGTGAAGGACTATTACTGAGAGTATCAGATGCTATCTGTTTTATTAATAGCTCGTATATAAGTCCGGTATTTCTAAATTTCGAATGCTTTATCTTCATGAGTAGATTTTTTTAGCCTTATATATAAATATAGTTAACTATCCAATTCCTTTATATTGCTCTCGTCTAGTAAGCTATCGTCTTCAGTATGTTTTTTCTCGAAGATCATTTTTTTCTTACTAAAAGTAGCTAGATCATTGGCGAGTTGGGCATAAGCTGATTTAGCTCTTAAGTTATCTACTTCATTTACATTATCGTTATCACTTGGATAACCCCCATGCATGTCGTTTCTACCTAATCTATCTCGTCCACCTAAGGGATCTTCTTGTGTTCCTACAAAGGAAGCTTTCTCTTGTGGCCTTCCTACTGGGTTCTGTTCATCGTAACCTAGTGGTACTTTCTGAGATTCTGCCGCTCTTCTACCGTACATAGAAGCTAGATCGTGAGGTGTACCGTAACTGACGCCAGAGTCAACTGGGTCATTACCTTCGTTTTCTATCTGAGAGAGTCTAAATTTACGTTTAGCGTCTTCGCGTACTAAGTCTCTCATTTCATTATATTGATCTTCAGATAAATTAAATATATGTTCGTAGACATAATCAGTAGAAAATTGCTGCGAATCAATCATATTTTGAGCTACTTGCATTTTCTCTGCTAATAATGCAACTTTTTCCTGTTCAAAGATAATAGACGGATTAGTTAATTTGATTTCAAAATTAGTTAAAGACTCCCCTGTAAACCCTTGTGCATAAAGATGTATTAAGGCTATCTTATTTAATTCAGATTCAAGTATTCTCTGTATCCTCTCTACTGTACGAGCAAATCTTATGTCTTCAGCTGCTAAAGTAGCTTTACCTTGAAGATCGGCTTCATATCCAAAATATGCTTTAGGTACTTTTAAAGCCGCAAACATTTTATCTCTTAAATACTCTACATCTTGGGTACCGTCGTAGTCAAGTCCTTTAGTAGTTTCAATACGTGTTGACGAATCACCGTTACGGACTGGAAGGTAGAAATCTTCCATCATATTCTGCATGTTAAAACGTAAGTTATACTGCCCAGTATTTTTATCTACGTATGGAGTCTTTTTGATACCGTCTATAGTCTTCTGCATGAACTGATCTACTTCGTTTGGTGGAATACCACCGACATTAACGTAGAACATTCTCTTTTCAGGTGCTCTCATTATACGATGTATTAACATCGCATCTTCCATAAGAGTTAGCTGTTTAAAAATCTTTCTTGCCGGTTCAATATAAGAACGGCCATAGGGTAGGTAGTTGGTATCAGATATTAACCTAAAATGAGCTACTTCGTAATTATCTAATTCTATAACTTTTTTATTAGATTTTGGTACATAATTAGGATCTAATGAAGAAGCTAAACCATCTGGATCTATATGGAATTGAACCGATGCTGGATTCTCTGGGTCTTGGCCTTCAAGACGTACCATATGGTATACTGTATAAGGCAATGCGTTGTAAACCCCAAATTTTTCGCTAATTTCTAATTTAAGAAAAAAGTCACCGTACTTACACATATTACGAGTCCAAGACCATAAGTTGAACTCTATATTAAGTATATCGTAAAATAAATTATAAAGAACTTTTTGCAATCTTTCGTCTGAAGATTTTATAGAAAGTACTTCTCCATGTTCGTCTCTTAAAGTAGATTCATCTGCTAAAATATCTAAAGTAGATGCTATAAGTGGATCTGTATCCATAGCCTCATAGTCGGAGTAAAGCTGTATCCTTAACGTTTGATAGTTGAGGTTAGGATTAAAAATATTCTTATTATTATAGATATAAAGACGACTAAACCTGTCGATAAGAGAGTTTGTTTCGTATTTACCGGTAGTCTGTATTTGATTTATATCAGCTACTTTTAGCTGGTTACCGCCAATATTACGAACTACTACGTCAGTCGAGAAGAGTTTAGAGAGTCTTGAAAAAAGGGATCGATCTGCCATTTTGTAGGCTTTAGTTTATTATATAAATATGGTTACTTAAGTATCCAGGATATGTCTTCCTGTCCGTGTGGAGTCTCTACATTATACGGATTATTCTTCTGTTTATCAACTGTAGTAACTACTGCTGGGTTACGTTGATTTAAATTAGTAAACGAGGACAGTTGAGCTCTTACTAAGTCCATACCCTGTTGTCTTAATCTAAGAGCAGTATCTCGTACGTATAGGCCTATAGCAAACGACATTACAACGTCATCGTTATATCCATTCTGTGCTTGAGCTTTTCCGTTTTTCCAGATAAATACTCTCATTTCATTTACAAGTCTTTTAGATCTAATTACAACAGATCTCTCTCTAACGTACTCCATCATTTTAGCTATAATAAGAGGACGAGTTTTAGCCGAAGTAGTAAACCCAGGTACAAGTTTATCTGTATCCCATTTATTCATATAGGACTCTACAGTTTCCGATTGACTTCTAGAAGAGTAGAATAGATTACGATATTCACGTTCTAACACCTGCTCTATGGTAGCCCATCCGATATTAGCATTTTCTACTACAAGTAAGGCATCGTTGTACTCTGAAGCTGCTCCGACAAGGACATTACCGAAGTCCTTAGGGGAAAGTTTACCCTTATATTCTGCTACCTGGCAGGCATTTTCTATATCGAAGATGTGGAATGCTGAGTAGTCTTGACTATCACATCTTGCTACGTCGGCTACTACCATATAGTCTTTTGAGTAATCAGGCGTCTCCCATATCCACATATTACCGTCTATTCCTCTACGTTCTAGAGGTTCTTGCATTTGAGTTTCTTCGTAATAAGTCATGTCTTCTGGTTCAAATACAGTATCACCGGAAGATAGGAAGTCACAGTCACATTCCTGTGCCGCCATTCTAGGACCCAAGTCTGCATCCTGCTGTTCACGCCAGCTTTCATTTCTTTCCGGATGAACGGTCCAGGGAAGTTTTATAGGAAGAAAGCTATTTTCTTTCGTTTGAGCTCTTGCCCATGTTTGATGGAACCAGTTACCAAC